GAACTTTACCATCTGTCTCGCCTAGAGCAGACATAAGTTTGGAGTGGTCCTTAACACTACGTGGGAAGTAGTTCTCTACGTCAGCCTTATAACCAAAGGTCTCCGCAGTGTCACCAATCTCACGTATGACTACTTTAACTTCACCAAATGAATCAGCTAGTTCATTCATCCCACGACTACGTAACCAATCATCAGCTTCTGCGTGCTTACCTGTACTGATAAGGAAGTTTAATTCTTCTTTACCCTTCTCAGGTATCTTAGATATTCCCTGCATGAATGGATCGACACGCTTAAGATACTCTTGAGTATTCTTATGCATCCCAAACTCAGTCGCCATTAGCCTTCCATATAACCCATCGTCTACATTCTTCAGGCGTGTAGATATAGCGCTTAAGTATTTATCGGCACCTTTAGATAGGGTACGTAGCATACCACTGTCTTCTGCAATGGATGCCTGTAGTGCTTTCTCTGCTTCATCCACTGAACTATGGAACCGAGGCTTAACACTCTGAGCACTATAGGAACTCTCTAGTCTATTAGCGGACACACCAATGCCTTCAGCTACTTCACCTAAGTCATTCTCCGTAAGTACTCTACCTTTAGCTTGTTGTTGTGCTATGTATCCCTGTGCTTTGTTGACTACCTTCTTAGATGTCTTCTCTGTGTATAGACTTGAGACACCTTTGTATGCCTTACCGCCTACGTATTTAGCTGCCACGAACCCCAATGGCAATGCTGCACCACCAGCTGCAAATAAGCCAGCCTTTAGTGGATCAACTTCACCCTTCTGTGCTAAGTCTTGAGTAGCACTAAAGCCTGCACCCATAGCACCTCCGATAGCAGTCATGGCTTTAATGCCCCGGCCTGCTGGTAGGACGCTAGTGGGGTCCTTAAGTGTACCGTACATCTCACCTAAGAAACCTGAGACTGCTCCACCTTCTTCAGGATCAAAGCTTCCGAACTCAAGCTGAAGGTTTCTTTCCTTCTCACGCATCATCATCTCACGACGCTCTTGTGGTTCTGCTGCTGTGAAACCCTCACCATACTTCTCATCGGGGCTCTGGTAACCCTTAGCCATACGCTTACCCATGTCTTCCTTAGAGTCGAGGGCATCAAAGGGATTAGGGAATAGGTTAGTGGCTATAGCTTCAAGACTATAGTCGATCACTCTACCCACTGTAGGGAAGTGTGCTTCAAGTGCTTCTGTAGCATAGTCGATAATGCCTTCTTCCTCACCCTTAGCCTTACCGTATTTAAATGCAGTCCAAGCGGAGTCCTGTCCAGTGCGGACAAGTTCCCCATCGACAATACGATCACCAACTTCAGCCTGCATCTCACTTAACTCAGGTGTTGATCCTATATCCTGTTGTGTTATTAGGTGTCCTAACGTGTCACCCTCCTTACTGAAGACACGTACAAACTCACCATCTGTTATCTGATCACCAGCCAACGCACCCTGCTCACGTAGCTCAGGTGTTGCGTTAATCTCTTCTAATGTAAGCGTGTGTGCTTCAGCCATAAGTTAGCCCTTCTTCTTTGGGTTTAATAAGTGACTAACATCACCACTACCACTACTTGGCTTACCTCCTAATAAAGCCTTTATGGCACTGTTGATGTCACCACCGTTCTTAGCGCGATACGCCACAACGTCATTAGTAAACTCTTCCCTACTCGTTGCTTCATCATTATCGTTCCACAAACCTTCAACCTCTTTGTACTTCTTCTCAAACGCTTCATTTAGGGCAGGGGTATTCTCAAGAAATGCTGAGACACCTATACGATCATTCCTATTAGCTGCAGGTACAGGCTTCAACCCTGCTAAACGCTTAGCATCGTTAGACTTCAGCAATGCAATAGCACCACGTTGGGCTAGTTCAGCTTTGAATAGTATCTTCTTCTGGTGTAGTGATGCTGTTTCAAGATCAATACCAGCCTGCTTAAAGTAGTCTGATTTCTTTGATAACTCCGCAGTTAACTTACGATCTTTCTCTTTGTTGTCTAATCCAGCTATACCTAAGAACTTATTTAAGTCATGCTCTTTAGATGCTAAAGCAATACGTGCCTGAGCATTAAGGTTTGTATAGTCAATACCACGCTCCGTTAGTTCTTGAGCACTCTGCCGTAGCTGTACGTCTGCTAAAGCTTCTATTTGTTTCTGTTTTAAATTAGCTGTATCGTTCTCTTTACGCCAAGCTAACTGAGCACGTAGTATCTCTTGGTTAGCTCTTGTGGCTTCCTTATCGTTCCCCATCTTTGTCTCTTTAAGACGGATGTTGTTATCACTAGCAAACTTCTTATGTGCTTGATCAGTCTGTGCTAACGATAAGTTCTCCGTGCCTAAAAGTCTGCGAAGGTTTGCGTCATCTAGAGCTATTACGTGAGCACGTTCCTTATCCATAGTATTGAAGTCAAATATTTTACCGTCTATGTTGACCTTATGTGCAGCTAAGTATTCCTTAGATGTCATGTCACGGTTTGCCAGTGTTTGATCAAAGGACTGCTTATCAAGTGATAACTGAAACAAACGATCAGTGGATAGTTTATCATAAGCTAACTTATCTAGTTTTAAGAACTGACCAAACTGATCACGATCAGCTTCAAGTGCTATACGTTGTCCAGCTTGATCTAACTTTTTAGTTTCATTCTTATGAGACAGTAGACCTAGCTTGGATTGTAATTCTAAGGTATTCTCCGCATTCTTAATGCTTGCTGCTGCTGTAAGCTTCTTACGGCCTTGCTCAACTAATCCGTATGTTTCAGCGACCTTAGAATTAAACTTATTAGTCTCAGCATTGGTCTCAGCTACGCTTAAGTTTCCTAACCCAAGTTCTTTAGTGACTGCAATCCTAGAAGTCTCGATCTCTAAGTCCTGAGATAACTTCCTAGCTTGAAGTACAGTAAGCTGACCTTTATTCTTCATCTCAAATTTACCTAGGACCTTAGCAAAGGCTGCTTCAGCGTCCTTAGCATCCATCCCACGATTAGTGGATGTCTCAACGAACTTCTGCTTCTGATTCTCAAGTGTCTGTTTATCCGTAGCGACCCTATCGTCTAGCGAAAGACGATCCACAGATACATCTACTAGAGTATTCTCACGCTTCTCTTTACCAAAGCCATGCCCTTGTGTCACAAGTTTGTCTGCTTCACTTGAGTACCCAGCGATACGGAATTCTTGAGCCATCTTATAGTAGTCTTCTGATGAGTCCATCTTCAAGTCTTTAAACATTGCTTGAAACTTAACACGATCAGCCTCACGCTTTGAAGCTGCTGCAAGACGAGGGTCTTCAGCCGGAGCTAGAGACGTACCCTCAAGTAGACCGCCAACAACACCCCGTGCTGCTTGACCTAATTGTTCATTAGCTTTAGCCTGTAGGTTAGCATAGAAGTTACCACCCATGTTAGCGCTATCAGCACCAGCTTGTCGTACCTTAGCACGATTCTCTGCTCTCTTTGTAGCGTAGACATCTTCCACACTAGCACCACCGAACAAACCACTTGTATTATTTTGAGCCATTATCTTTCCCTTTACCAATCTGAATCTTGTGATTCGTTATCATAGCCACTCTCGTCACTATAACCGCCACCAAAATTACCAGCGCCACTGTTACCATCATCAAAATCGCCGGGTGAATAATCATTAGAACTACCACTGTCGGCTGGAGTAGCACGTCTGGCAATCGGTGGAAGTTGCTGCACTGTAACTGGAGCAGGATTAGGTGCTACTGGAGTATTGATTGCATTCTGAATCATAGCGTTAAAGTTAACGTTGTTAGGGTCCTGAGTGGGAGAAGTATTGATTGCATTCTGAATCATAGAGTTAAAGTCATTGTTGTTATTGTCCTGAGTGGACCCATTGTGTGCATCCCAAGCATCCATAGATGCATTGTAGTTATTCTGACGATCCCATGATTCATCCATCTGATTCCAACCATCACTACCCACGTTAGCTGCTCTTGACCAAGGGCTTTCCTGCACATTACCTGTCATAATACCTTTGTCAAATGACTCCATTGCTTCATCACGTAGTGTACCAGTAGGAGATAAGGCTGCATAGGCTACATCAAACACATCTAGCTCTTCAGCATTCATACTCTTTAACATATCATTTAGAGCACTAGTCTCAAACAATCCAGCTACACCCTCAACTGCCATTCCCAGAGGACCGGTGGCTAAGGTACTTAACCCTGCTGCTTTCCCTATGTTCTTAGACATTTCACCTACGTTAGAGAAAGGATTAGCCGGGTCGTTACTGTTAGTGTCAAAACCAATAGCACCTAAAGGGTCTTTCATGAAGCTATTCACTTCTGACGTTATGTTATTAACTCCACTGGACCAAAGACCAGATAGGTCAACATTATTAGGATTGACATCAGGGTCATCACCACCACTGTCACTACCTAATACAGCCTGCTGTTGTCCTCTGTAGTATTGCCGAGGTGCTGTGCGGTATCCTTGAGGAGCCGCTGCTACGGTTGGAGCCACAGGTGCTACAGGGACATTGTTTCTATTGTAGAACGCAGATAACCACTCAGGTAACTCAGCGCCAGTGTATCTATTTGGGTCATTATAAGCCATTAATTATCCTAAGTCTTCTGCCGAGGAGTGAACATACCACCTACGTTTGATAGGACTGAGCCCATCGCACTAGGTGCAAATGCCTGCCCAAGTGCTTGAGCACCTTCAGCACGAGACTTCAATCCAGCAGCAGCTAGTGTACCTAAGTCCGAACCTAAGCCCATACCTTGGTTTGTCATCTGACCGGGGATATTAAGTAACCCAGTAGCTTGACCAATATCAGCTACTTCACGACCAAGTAAGCTATCAATCAATCCTTGAGCTTGACCAAAGGAAGCTGTACGCCGTTGTGCTTGACCTGCACCAATTGACTCTTCAAGCTGACCTAGCTCATTAGCACCACCTGTGCTACCTAAGCGTCCTTGAGCTAACTGACGTGTCTCTAAGTTAGTACGTAGGTCCTGTTCTTTAGGGTCCCAATATCCTTGTTGCTGATTATAGAATGCATCAGCAGCAGCAAAGGGATCAGCACCTAATGCTGTAGCCTGTCCACCCCAGATACCACTACGGTCTAAGCTACCTTGGTATATGTTTGCTAGTTGAGGTGATAGGTTCTGCATGATAGTACGATTGCCTTCATCGAACTCAGCAGTACCACCTAATCCACCTACGGACCAAGGCTGTGCTTGAGCTAAAGCTGCTGAAGCATTACCATTGATCGTGTCTGCCTGTAGTTGAGCAGCGTTACGAGTGGACTGACCTGACTCTCGTGCGCCTAAGAAACTTAAGCCACCTCCAACTAAAGACCCAAGTAGATTGTTGTTTCCACCGGAGAACAGACCACCTAAGTTACTTCCTAAATCACTAAAAAAACTACCCATATCATATACTACCTTATCTTGCCTTGTTTAGTTAATAGCGTCATCGACACTAAGCTTGAATAATCACCAGCGACTTCAGTTATCATCTTCATCTTAATTACTTTACCAGTACGCCCTAATGGTACTTTATATTCTACTGGGCCTACTTTAGAAGTCCACTTGGATATACCGTAGAATGAATCATTAGCTGCGTATGTAGCGTATGTCTCAGCCGGTGCTAGATTGAAGTTCTTCACCAGTGGATTAGTTGAGTCGTGATCAACATAGATACTTAATGATGTAGCTGAACCCCTGCCTCCTGTGTAGGAGAAGAATGATTCCTTAAGTATCTTAGTTATAGCGGGCTCACCCAAGTCTAACCATGCTGTTGACCATGTGTAGTTATATAGACGGTTAGTGGTTGACCAACATATCGTTGAGTCCCATACGCCATTTACAGCTTCACATAGTGTCTGGTTTGTATTAGTGGCTGTAGTGTTCGTAATGTCCACATCATAGTAACCATCATACTTAGCTAAGTACGTAGCTGAACCCATAAGGAGATCACCACTCACAGTACTTACGCCACACAGAGGCGCAGTAGCAAAGTTCCATGTAGTTATCCTAGGCATCTCACCGGATGCAAAGTCAAACACATAAGCTAACTTATTGTCTGGAACAAAGGTAATCACTAGTCCATCTATCTTATGGTACACTGTCTTAACTGTGGTTAAATCACCAGTAGATAGATAGTAGGCTAATGTGTTACGTGTTGCAATGCTTATGTCCTGTAGTGGAGACTTACCATCTGACTCAGTGATACGTGAGAACGACTGTAGTCCCTCGTAGCTCATGAAGAGTAGATCAGCACCCATGTATACGATGTTGTCTCTTCCAGCTAACCCTACACCCTTGATCAATTCCTCAAGGGCCATAGTGGCAGGGTCTGAAGCACCTGTGTAGATAGCTATGTTGTTCTTACCAAAGATGATGATACGATCCATCAATGAAGCTAGACCTACAATTTCATCTTGACCCCATACAGTATGTAAGTCTAATGAACCTGCTGCACCACCTGATAACTTCTCACCAATAAGGTTGTCTGAGTAGTAGAGTGTACCTGAGTCTTCATTGACACCCCCGTACCACATACGTCCGAACTCACCTAGAGCACAGGAAGGATCAAATGTAGTTACACCTCCGGGTACTACGTATGTACTTAGATCATCAATGTCAGTCCATGTAGAACCGGTTAAGTTGATTGGCATATGACCAGCTTGTATACCCCAGAACTCTGTATTGAAGTTCACCCATTGCCAATTAGAATCAGTAATGGTCTGTGGTGTAGCTGCAAAGCTCTGTGCAGTTAGTGTCTCTGGTACAGTAGAGTCATCACGAAGGTATATAGTATTGTTGGAGGCGACGTAGTAGGACACTGTACGGTCTGATTTAACGAATTCTCCTATGGACTTCACCGGATTAGCCAAGACTTTAGAGACTGCTTTGATACCCTTACGGGGACCTATTCGTCCCTGAAAGTCAAAGACTACATTAGATGCCTCAGTTAGCCACTCTGGTCCTAGAGTAGAACTACTGGCCTGAGTGTTAAGTCCCTTAGAACCTAACCCGTCTAATCGTGTGGGACGTAGCGGCTTAACTGGCATACCATACCGTTTCATTCACTGTACGTGACTCATCTTGAGTTATTGCATCAGATAATGTACTATCGAATCTAGCGGCTACAACACCTACGCCTACTCCACCGTCCTCTCCACGCTCCGCTAAGGCCAAAGCATAGGCACCGAGTACCACAGGTAGCTCAGGAACTGTTAGCTCTGTAGCGGCCTCTGTGAGGTCACCTTGAGGGATTACCATGTGAACCTTAATATCGTAGGCTGCGGCAGGCTGTGGGTAGAAGTCTATTGTAGTGCCATTAAGTCTGTAGTACGAAGGTATACTGTCTGTCTGAGTGCCTACGTACTTGTAGTCCAAGAAGGCTTGATCAGACATCATCTTAAGTACTAAGTCATTAGTGTTATCTATAACCTGTAGCACTCTGCTACGATCTGTAGCACCTGTGATGGTGTAGTTGTTCGTAGCGGCTGAAGTGGTCACTGTAACTACTGATCTTAACGTGGTCCACTTCCATGCATCTTCAACACTAAGCTTAGCTTCATTAACAAAGTCACCAATCAACTGAGCATAGTCATCTACTTCAGCATTAGCCGCAAGATCACCGATCCAATCAGCAGACACTGAGGACTCCCGAAGTCTACGTAAGACTTTATTCACTATAGTTCTGTATGACATTATTTACCTCTAATTTTATTAAGCATAGACGGAACACCTTTGATTGCGAATGTAGATGCAAATGCTACACCAAGTAAATACCAGTATTCTCCCGGTACGTCAGTCTTAAGAATTACAAAGGCATCCCCTATTCTATTGACCATCTCTATATTACCAGTGATGGAGGCTACGAACATAGCTATGAATGGAG